CTAATCATCAAACACGAAACACGGGTATAGCTACTTTTATAACATCTTTAGGTGCTGGAACTGTAACTTATAGTAGTTCTTATGCTGGCAATGGTACACAATGGAATACTACTCATTCATATGTAGATGGCATGAGTGGTACTTTGACTATGCCAGCTGCTGGTACATTCTCAGCACTAGGTAATGGAGATTGGTTGGTAAAGGATGCAGATGGAGATGTAGTAGCAGCAGTATGGTATGGTGAAGATTTAGATAATGCTTATAGTGACGGTATAATTTTTGTATTTACAGATATTAATTATGCATCTCATAGTTCATACTATACAAATAACAACAAAGCATTTATGAATGCATTGCGTACTGCTCTAGCAAGTACATTCAACCAACCAACTAGCGCTGTAACCATATCAGCAGGACAAACTACAAAAAGAACTGCTGCAATGAATGCCAGTATAGAAAATGGTTGTAATGTTTGTATAGTACAATCAGGTGATAATCCCACAATTAATATACAGCAAGATGGTAATAATAATTTTATTGTAGATAAAGATTGGTCTGGGCCTGCTACTTTAACAGGAGACAATCTCGCATTAACTATAAAACAAGGCAACGTAACGACAACTGGTAGTAGTGATGAAAATGGAATAGGATTATATATAAATGGTAACAACACAAATCTAACAATAAATCAAGGCGACCATGCAAACGACCAAGGTGAGCATAAAATGGTAATAGATATTAATGGCGCTTCTAATGTTATGAATCTTACTCAATATGATGGTGGAACATTATCAAAACACTTTTTTGAAGCAGACATAGATGGTGGTAGTAATAACTTCACTGTTACACAAAAAGACAATGGCCAGAAGACAATGTTCTTAGATGTAAATGGAAATAGTAATCAAGGAACCTTTATACAAGAGGACACTGGAACTCACTATCTTGACGTTACATTAGATGCAGACCACGATGTAGATATTACTCAACGTGGTAGTGGTAATCATGGAGCAAGAGTTAACTTAGATGGTCATAGTACTGATTTTGATTTAATTCAACAAGGTAGTAGTGCTCAATATTATAATTTAGACAACACCTGCAGCAATGCTTTAGGCTGTACAATCTCAACAACGCAAGGTACACAATGAAAAAATGGATTATATCATTGGTTGTAATCTTGGTTCTATGTGGAATTCGTTTCACAGATCCTTGGTTTTTAGATATGGTGCGTATGAAAGCACTAGATCAACACCAACGAAATCAAACTCAACAAAGCCTATCCAACCTAGTTACAGTAGAAATCAATAATGAAACTATAAAAAAGAAGGGCCAGTGGCCTTGGGATAGAAATACTCTATCTAACGAAATTCTAAAACTGTATCAAGCAGGCGCAGCTATAGTTGTACTTCCCATTCTATTTGCAGATGATGATCGGTTTGGTAAGGACAGAGCATTAGCAAGAGTTCTAAAGAAGACTCCCACTATTATAGGACAAATACCTACCAACGGAAACGATGACACTGGTATTGTAAGAGGTGTTGCAACAATAGGCAAACCATGGAAAGGTTGGATATATCAATACCCAGGTGCCATTGGACCTATACCTCTACTTGCAAAGAATGCTCATGCTGTAGGTATGATGATAATTGCACCAGAGAAAGATGGCGTGGTTAGACGTATGCCTCTAGTGGTTGCAGTTGGCGATACATTGTATCCATCAATGAGTATGGAAATACTACGAATAGCTGCAGGAGATATATCATACCAAATGAAGACGGGTATTGCTGGTGTCGAGAAGCTACGAATACCTAAATTTAAAATGATTGAAACAGATGCGCATGGTAACATATGGTTGGACTTCAAATGGAAAACACCAGTGTATCCACTACACGAAAAACTTCCAGACCTTAAAGATAAGATCGTAATACTAAGTATGACAGCATCTGGCTTAGATAACCCTGTTTCAACTCCTGTGGGAGTCATACAGTCACATGATCTCATTGGCGCATCTCTTGCTACTATGATGACAGGACGAAACATAACACGTCCATTCTGGACTGATCTTGCCGAACTAACAGTCAGTGGTGTAGGAGCATTAATTCTTACAGTAGTTGTACTTACACTTGCATGGTATTTTGGAGCCATGTTGTTGCCTGTGTTCCTTGTTGGATCATTCTATGGTTCGTCCTATCTATTCACCGAATATAGTTATCTGGTAGATTGGTCTTACCCTGTTATCACCATGTTTGTAGTTTGGGCATTAGCAGCCTTTATGCGGTTCATGGAAGAATATAAACAGAAGATGGAAATTAAGAAACAGTTTGCTGGCTATGCAAGTCCAACTGTCGTTAGATTACTACAAGAAAATCCTTCACTAATCAAGGATGGTATGAAAAAAGAGATTAGTATTTGCTTCTCTGATCTCCGAGGGTTTACTCCATTAGGTGAGAGCTTTGGTGATGATGTCAAAGGACTAACAAACATCATGAATGGATATATGGATGCAATAACGCAACCTATCCTAGACTCTAATGGTATGGTGATTAAATACATTGGTGATGCAAGTATGCATGTCCATAATGCACCTATAGAAGATCCAGACCATCCTAAGAGTGCAGTTAAGACTGGGTTACAAATGTTGGAGGCAGTGGAGAAGTTTAATGATAAAATTGTATCAGAGGGCAAACCACCTATAGGCATGGGAGCTGGTATAAATACTGGACTTGGATACCTTGGAGAAATGGGTAGTACTCTGCGGCACAGTTATGACGTATTAGGAGACTCTGTTTCAACTGCGGCTAGAATTGAAAGTAAGTGTAAAGAGTATGGTTGTCTGTTGTTGGTTGGTGAAGCCACATATGATAGAACCAAAAATGATTTCTTTTACCTAAAGGTTGATGAACTAGCAGTGAAAGGTAAAACTGTTGGCATTCGTATCTATACTGTTCTGTGTGAAATGGAATGGATGATGAATAATACTAATTGGGGTATGGGTGAGAACCAACATGAAAGAATGCATGAATATTATCGTGCTCAACAGTTTGATAATGCCATTCGACTGTGTAATGACTTAATGGATGAATTTGATGGAAGGATGAAGAACTACTATACTATGTGGATCGAGCGTTGTGAATATATGAAGACCCAACCACTTGAGAAAGATTGGAATGGCGTGTTTATTGCAACGACCAAATAGAAAGGTCCATAGGAGAGCTACCACAATGATTCCGCTTAGTAACTATAATTGGTTTGGCAAGCCACCGTTAAAAGAACAACTTAAAGACATTTTAATGACGACATGGATACTCTTTCTATGTCCTTTACTCGTAGGTGTTACCGCTATTGCTGTGATTTGGGGACTGTCTGTCTTTACAGTCGACTCAAATAAATCAATCCAGTCTTATATATTGCCATGGCATAATGAGATAAAAGATAAATAGTACACGGTGTAGCAACAGAGAAAGGAAGGTGATCTAATGTCTTGCGAGAACCAAGAATGCCTCAGTCCAGCGTGTAAATGCGATCCTTGTGAATGCACAGAAGATGACCCTTGTTCCTGTTGTGTTGGTACCCCGGACTAATTACTGGCATTTTTCTCAATAACTAAATACCGGCGCTAGCGCCGGTATTTTTTATATGAATAGGGATGGACTATGGGATTTAAATTAGCTGCCGTGATGGCTCTTGTCACAGGATTAATACTGGCAGGATTCTATTGGTATTATAATGATACTCAAGAAAAACTAGCTATCTTGCATGAGAATAATGCAAAGCTAGAAACAGCTGCAAAACTTCAAAAACAAGCTATAGAAGAAATGGAACAGCAGGTTGAACTTGTTAACGCGATAGCTAAAACTACATCAGAAGAAATAGCAAAATCCAGAGAGAAGATAGAAGTAATAAACAAAAAGTTTAACAAACAAAGTAAGCTGTTGGGTTCTCGTGACATGGGTAAACTAGCAATAAGTAAACCAAGACCGATAAAAAAGATAGTCAATCGTGGCACTGTGGATATAATGAGGTGCTTTGAAATTGTATCTGGAAAATCATTGACGGAGAAAGAGAAAAATGCGGAAAAGCCAAGTCAACTTAATCGTAGTTGCCCTGATATCGCTAATCCTAATAGGGTGCAGCGCTAACGTAAAACAGATTGAACTGAAGGTTTCTCCTGTTAAACCAATACCTCTTGTTTTGCCTGAGGTAGATAAAATTAACTTAGATGATATAGAGTGGTTTGTAATAACAAAAGGAAACGCCGAAGCAGTTTTTGCAGAGTTAGAGAAGAAGAATTATGATGAAGCATTGTTTGGGTTGACAGATAAAGGATACGAAAACATATCAGTGAATATGGCCAAGATCCTTACTCTGGTACAGCAACAAGAATTGATTATAGGAGCATACAAGAAATATCATGCAAAGCAAAGTGGAGCAATATCACAACACAATAAAGAGCAAAGTGAATCGTTGGAAAGACAAAAGAAAGAAAGCAAAAAAAATGATTCAGGAACATCCATTTTTAAAAGACTTCTCCCCTGGGGACCTAAATGACGTAGAGTATGCTAGATATTTCTTTGCTGTGTGTTCTTTTTTAGCTTATGGTGGCGATGAGGTTGCCCACTTGTTTGAGGCAGCAGGTTTCCCACAGCATAAGTTAATCAGTCACGAAGGGGCACAGTGTCACGTAATTTCAAATAGAGAATCAATTGTCTGGATCTTTAGAGGTACAGAGCCTACTCAAAAAAGTGACATATGGGCAGACTTAAAAGCGTGGAAGGTAAAAAGTGAACAGAAGGGATTGTGTAATCCTATGGGCAGTGTTCATGCAGGATTTAAAGAAGAATTAGACAAAATATATGTTGACACAGAAGCAACCATAGCTGATAATAAGAAGAAGCTATACATAACAGGTCACAGCTTGGGTGGTGGAATGGCTACACTTGCTGCTGGAAGACAACAACAAAGATGTGTATATCTTTATACCTATGGTTCTCCGAGAGTAGGTAATAGAGAGTATGGCTTTAATTTCAATGTTAATTGTTTTAGAGTTCAGAATAACAATGACATAGTACCGAGAATGCCACCGTGGATTCTGGGATACAAACACCTTGGAACAAATGTATATATCAATCACTATGGATATATCAGGAAATTGGGTGTATGGCAGACGATGAAAGATAAAATGAGAGGACATATTACTGCTATGCTTAAATTCGAATTTTTTGATGGTATGCGTGATCATGGATCTTCCGCTTATGCTAAATATCTGTGGAGAGAATGGGATTACTCGAGGCAAGTTAAAAAGTGGGAGGGATAGTGGCACAGCGTCCTAATACACTAGAGGTTGAAACAGGTACATTTGAATTTATTGTTGATGGTGAGCTAGTAACATATAACAACTATCTCGAAATACCTGAAGATTTAGATTTCGAACACGTGATTAGGTTCGAAGCTGATCTGCCTGCGCCGGTCGGTGAAATAGCATATGATGAAGAAGGAAATACATCTGAGTGGTCGCCAGGAGTTATATTGAGACATCACACAGATGAGCAACATGATGATTTAGCAGTGTGGAATGTTAGATTGCAGCAGTTAATGGAGAAAGAACGTGCCCGCAGTATGTAGAGGAGCCACTGTCGATGCTGATGTTGTTCATTGTTCACAGCCAAGGAGGCTGGCAATGAGTCCAAATGTTCGTGTTAATGGTACTGGAATATCAAGACAGGGTGATGTTAATACATCGCATCTCTTACCAGGCTCTCCTTGTCCAGCTCACCAGGCTGTGATTACAGCTGGTTCATCTACTGTAAGAATTAATGGCCAAGGATGTGGGAGAATTGGTGATCCTATAACTGCATGTACTTCTGTTGCTACAGGCAGTAGCAACGTGTTCGCGGGGTGATAATGGTAGAGCTATTAGATCGCATGTTTGGCGACACACTATGGATTTATACTGGTATCGTTGGTAGTATCTTCGGTGCCCTTTTTATTGCGTATATGAGAGACACACGAATTGGCTTGTGGTTTTATGGTAAGTGGGATTTCGTATTAGATTTTGTTCGCGATCGTTATGGGTGGACTTGGTTCGATCAAGATGCAGATGCATGGAGAAAGGTCAATCCTAATATTGCTAAGAAGATAGACGAAATAGAAACCAGAGTAAAAGAGTTGGAGAAATAAAGTGTCTGAGTTATCAGAGAGAGATCTACTAAAAAGATTGGACATTGCTATTACTAAATTGACAGATGTATCTAATGACATTAAACAAGTACTTGCTGTTCATGAACAGAAGTTTGAGAATCAAGATGGAGTTAATACAGCATACTATGATCAAATAGAAAAACTTCATCAAAGAGTTGGTGATCTTAGAGATGAAATGATGAAGAAAATGACTGCTATAGAAAGGTGGCGATGGATAATGTTGGGAGCCGCTGGTGTAGTAGGATTTTTACTAGCTAACACATCTATCGTTGACTTGTTGAGATAATTAGTATAGAGTAGAAGTATTGATAGTTATAACGCACAAACAAAGGAATTAAAAAATGCGTATTCATAAAAAGATTTGCCATAGTGTGTGCTCATTGCTAGCTATGATGGCACTAGTAGCCCTACCGCAGTCTTCTATCGCGGCTGAGGTAGTTACGGAAGCTCCTGTTAAAATGATTACAGAAATGCTTTACCCCACAGTGATGGTGGATACAGGTAAAGGAGTGGGTTCCGGTACCGTTATTTTTAGTGCCGCGCGGGCACACGAGTCCTGGAAAGATGAAAAGATTTGGTCTCTAGTCTTGACAAACCACCATGTTGTTAAGGATGCAATTTCTATTTCCGAAGATTTTGATCCGAAAAAAGGCAAATCTATTCAAAGTGAAACACGCAGACCAGTTCATGTTCGAATATGGGACTATAATGATTACAGCACTGCTGTAGGTACTACCGGTAGAGTTGGTCGTATCTTGGCATGGGACAAAAACAGAGACTTAGCACTGCTTCGCTTGGATGATAAAGAAAGAGTGTTAAAGAATATTGCTACGTTCTGGCCAGAAGATGTGGGTGGACCATATCTTTTTCAACAGACCTGGGCAGTAGGAAGTGGTATGGGAAATCCACCCTATCCAACAGAAGGTCTATTGAGTGGAATTGCTGGAAAGGATCAACAGGGACGTCCGTTGTATCTGTCTAGTGCACCTATTATCTTTGGAAATAGTGGTGGTTCTTTATGGGCCCATAGTGCTAAAAGAGATAAGTATGAAATGATCGGAGTTCCTTCTATGGTAGGAGCGTATGGTTGGGGTGTTGCTATCACTCATATTGCATGGTCCAGGCCTATATCTGAAATCAGAGCTTTCCTAAGAGAGAACGAATACGGGTTTGTTGTAGGTGATGAAGACACCGCTAAGAAAGATCCTAAGGACGATGACAAAAAGGACGATGATGACTAATGACCTCCTCCACCATGTGGTGGCATTGGACAGCTTTAATAGTTTACCTAATAATATGTGTTTTTGATTTTATGGTCGTGCCTGTATGGTTCGGTTTTATGAGACCAGATTATCATACTTTTTTAAATGAGGTTAGAATGATTGATGATACTATGGTGCAGTTAGAACTAATGAAGAAGTTGACACAACACCATTCTCCATATACATTACAAATGGGTGGATTGTTCCACCTGGCCTTCGGTGCATTATTGACTGGATCAGCCTTCGGTCTAAAGAAATAAGGAAGATTAAAAGTAATGAAGGATTTGTTATTGAAGTATCAACGTGGCGAAATATCTCATAAAGATCTAAAAGAAGGCCTTTATCCTGACTTAATTCGAGCTCGAGGGAAAAAAGAATCTCGAGACGTTGTCATGTATTCATATAGATGGAATACTCATGAGCATATAAACACTCATGAAATAAATCGTATTATCCATAGTGTTAAGTCATTAAGGAAGTTCAACAAAACAATTCCTATATATTTGTTCTGTAGTGGAACATTTAAGCACCAAGAAGATCTATTGATAGAAGAATATGGTGTTAAAATAAGACAATTTGAAAAGTTCGATCACGATATGTTGAATTCGTGGTCGATTCACAGATGGTATAATCTCAAATATTTCTATGACCGTACAATGGGTGTAAGAAATCAAGATTATAGTATATTATATGTTGACTCTGACACGATATTCTACGATGATGTACAATATATATTTGATACGTACTGTACTCATGATGTGTATGGTAGAGAAGAAATAGGATTTCGTCACTGTCCAATAACAGGATCAAATAAGAATATCAGATTTAGTCTTGATGTTGTAGATGCTGCGATATATGCATCGGGTGGTCGCTCTCATGTATACAAATATTGTACTGGTGTTATGTTGTTGAATAACAATTTGCATGTGAAGATTACTGATAGAATTAATTGGCTAACCAGGATAATGAAACAATTACAAGAAGGTACTGCAATTAACCCTATGCCTAATCCTAGGATATTAGATCAGTATGGTGTATGGTTATTACTGAGTCGATTGAACACGACATGTGGACTCTTTGGTATTCAAGATGTAACTCACTCCTACTTGGAAGCCAAGCACCAAGAGTATTTTAATCCTGTTGTCCTACACTATACTACCAAGGATGAGCAGGAGTTTGCCAAGTCGAACAAGGAGTATCATAATCTTATTAGAGACACAGAGGACTTGGGCCCAGAGATAGATCCCTATTATTGATATGAGTGAAATATATTATGTGGTTAGATGTCAAATACATAAACCTACTTTCTAACAAGTTACCACAGTTTAAGCAGAAGAATCAGTCTTATAACTTCAGATGTCCTTACTGTGGTGATTCCCAGAAGAACAAGTTTAAGGCTCGCGGGTACATTGTATCCAAGAGTGGAAAATATTTCTACTATTGCCACAACTGTGGTGTAAGTAGGAAATTCTCTGCGTTCCTAGAGGAGCAAGATAAGTCACTTCATGACCAATATAGATTAGAATCAATCGCAGAAAGAGGCCGAGAGAATGTCAAGATTGCCAAAGCCATAGATACAACAACAACTTTAAAATTCGATTTTCCTGAGTACAGAAAAAAGGGTAGCCCCCTCAGAAAACTCAAGAAAATCTCTCAACTTGAATGGGACCATCCAGCTAAGACGTATATCTTAGACAGAAAGATCCCCAACTATTATCACAGTAAGTTGTTTTACTGTGATCATTTTATGGAATGGACCAATACTCTCATTCCGGAAAAATTTAAAAAAGTAGAAGACAGATATGGACCCGAAGATGAGCCTAGAATTATTATTCCATTCATTAATAAGCAGGGCCAGTTCTTTGGATATCAAGGTCGTTCGTTTAGAAAAGATACTAAGTACCAACCTAGTCTCCGATACATAACTATTATGCTCGATGAGTCTAAATCAAAGATATTTGGTTTGGATGACGCAGATAATGGGAAGCCTATTTTTTGTACAGAGGGCCCTTTTGATAGTATGTTTGTTAATAATTGTGTTGCGATGGCTGGTAGTGATGGCTATCCAAAATTTGATGACGTTACAATGATATTTGACAATGAGCCCAGGTCCAAGCAAATTGTTGATAAAATGTTTAAGATTGCAAATGATGGAATAAAAATTGTTGTGTGGCCTAGTCGACTACAGTATAAAGACATAAACGATATGATAGTGGGTGGATTGAACGCAGCAGACGTAAAATTATTGATCGACGAGAATACGTATAGTAAATTAGATGCCATGTTGGCTATTAATACATGGAAGAAATGTTAATAGGAAGGCGATGTCTGTGTCAAAGAATAAATGGGCAACATTAGTTGATAAGATGGGTGATGACCTAACAGTTGTCAATGCTGCTAGAGTAAGTTTTAATAAGAATGTTGATTACAGTGAAGATGAGTATAAGTTTCAACCTATTGCGATAAATGTTCAAGCTAGGACAAAAGTTCCAAAGGTACCACAATTAAGAAAGGAAGACGAACGCCTTGTAAAGTATTTGGCTGAGCATGGGCATTGGAGTCCTTTTAGTCATTGCTTTCTTCAATTCCATATCAAAGCTCCTATATTTGTAGCTCGCCAACTTGTAAAGCATCAAGTTGGTCTGGCATGGAATGAGATATCGAGGCGGTATGTAGATGATGAGCCAGAATTCTATGAGCCTGAAGAGTGGAGACTTGCTGCAGAGAACAAGAAGCAAGGTTCCTCTGATGAAACTGTAGAGTACAGTATTGAGCCGGCTTATATTCACGCGACACAGTGTTATAATAATATGTTAGGCTTAGGTATTGCTCCGGAGATGGCCAGAATGGTTTTACCACAAAGCCTGATGACAGAATGGTATTGGTCAGGATCGTTGTACGCTTTTGCGAGAGTATGTAATTTAAGATGTAAGTCTGATGCGCAAAAAGAGACTCGTTTGGTGTGTGAAGATATATCGAATCAAATAAAAAAACTGTTTCCAGTTAGCTGGAAATATTTAACAGATTTAGCGGAGGAGAAAGAAGTTGCTACAGCAAGTTGAAGCCACACCACAGCAAAAGTTAAATGGTAAATTACCAATTCAAAGCAATTATTTACCTACATTGTACCAGCAATTTATTCATCTGTCTAGATATTCAAGATGGATCCAAGAAGAAGAACGGAGAGAGAGCTGGCCAGAAACAATAGACAGATATGTTGAATTCTTTGAGGATCATCTGCGAGAGAACTACGGATATGAATTAGAACCTAATGTAAAGAAGGAGATCCAGGAAAATATACTGAGTCTTCAAGTTATGCCTTCAATGCGAGCAATGATGACTGCTGGTCCAGCACTGAAGAGAGACAATATAGCTGGATACAACTGTGCATTCATTGCAATCAATAAGATTAAGTCGTTCGATGAAGTGCTATACATATTGATGAATGGAACCGGTGTTGGATTCAGTGTAGAGAGACAGTATGTAAATGATTTGCCATCAGTAGCAGATGAGTTTCATCAAACAGATACATTAATCACTGTAGCAGATAGTCGATTGGGTTGGGCAAAAGCATTGCGTGAGCTAATAGGACTATTATATGTTGGACAAGTTCCTGCATGGGACACATCTAAGGTTCGACCAGCTGGATCAGTATTGAAGACGTTCGGAGGTCGTAGTAGTGGACCAGAGCCATTAGAAGACTTATTTCATTTCTGTATATCTAAATTTAAGGGAGCGATGGGAAGAAAGCTCACGTCGTTAGAATGTCATGATATCATTTGCAAAATCGCCGAAATTGTTGTCGTTGGTGGTGTTCGTCGTAGTGCTCTCATTTCTCTCTCTAATCTTAGTGATGACCGGATGAGGCATGCGAAAGCAGGCCAGTGGTGGGAGAACGAAGGACAACGAGCATTGTCCAACAATAGTGCATGCTACACAGAGAAGCCAGACATTGGTATCTTTATGGAAGAGTGGGTAGCACTGTATAATAGTAAGTCTGGTGAACGAGGAATATTTAATAGAGAGTCTGCTAAGATGCAAGCAGCTCGTAATGGTAGACGTGATGCAGATAGAGACTTCGGTACGAACCCATGCTCAGAGATTATTCTTAGGACAAATGAGTTTTGTAATTTAACAGAGTGTGTTGTGAAAGAGACAGACACGCTTAAAACATTGAAGAGTAAAATTCGTCTTGCTACGATACTTGGAACATTTCAATCAACACTAACAGAGTTTAAATACATATCAAAGGAATGGAAGGCTAATTGCGAGGAGGAGAGACTGCTAGGTGTTTCAATGACTGGTATTATGGATAACCCATTAACGAATGGAAAAGAGGATGGATTGGATAAGAGACTTAGTGCTCTCCGTGAGATTGCTATTGAAACAAATAAAGAATGGGCAACTAAACTTGGGATCAATCCTTCAGTTGCTATTACATGCGTTAAGCCGAGCGGCACAGTATCTCAGTTGGTTGACTCTGCTTCTGGTATTCATGCCCGTCATAATCCTTATTATATTCGTACAATCCGTGCGGACAAGAAAGACCCTCTCTGCAAAATGATGACCGATGCTGACTTCCCCGTCGAGGATGACATTACGAGGCCTTTGCATACCAGTGTCTTTTCATTCCCTGTCAAATCGCCGGAGAACGCTGTTAATCGTATGGATATGAGTGCTATTGAGCAACTCGAGCTATGGTTGACATATCAGAAGCATTATTGTGAGCACAAGCCATCTGTTACTATATCTGTTAGAGAGAGTGAGTGGATTGAAGTAGGCGCGTGGGTATATGCGAATTGGGAATGGATGAGTGGAGTATCTTTCCTGCCGTTCTCAGACCATACATATAGACAAGCCCCTTATCAAGATATAAATAAGAAGCAATATGAAGAGTTGGAAAAGAGGATGCCTAAGGGAGTTGATTGGATGACTTTGTTGGCTCGGTATGAAAGTACAGATATGACTGAAGGAGCCCAAGAGCTGGCTTGCTCGGCAGGAGGATGTGAGATTGTCTGAAGGTGTTATTGATTATGGTATAGTTCATTCTAAGGCCGCCAAGACAAAGATTACAAAGCTACGTGACTTACAAATAAGAGTTGTAAGATACTGGGAAAACGGTAATGTTAAAACCGAAGGTGATTATAATGAAATGCCTGATAAGTTAAAAAACAAGGCACCCGGTACAGAGAGATTCTTCGAGCATACAACAGAAGACGGTACTAAGTTTGGCCTACATAACTGGTATCATGAAAACGGTAACAAATTCAAGTCCATTAACTATACAGATGGATATGAAGATATGACTGGTGCACAGATATGTCATGACAACGGCAGAGTTATGGAGCAAGGTGACATTGTTATGGGTACCCGTGTAGGCAAATGGGAATATTATACAAAAGAAGGTGAGTTGACTCATTATGAACATTATAGCGAAGATGGTAGCACCATTGAAGTCCCGATTTTCGTTGTACCAAGATCGAAAGAGTAATAAAGGAAAGCAAGATATGAATCAAGATGATGAGATAGTGGAAAAGGATTCCTTATCCTGTGAAGTGTGTGGAGCTGTTTGCGAAGTTCAATATCAAGAGGATGATACAGATGGGCACTCCCCTGGTTATTGTCCCTTCTGTGGCCATGAGATGTATGATGAATTGTCTACAGATGACTTCGGCATGGAAGCAAGTGAGCGTGCCGAGTTCGGAGGTGGTGTAGAATGGATAGACGAAGATCAGTAATGTAATTGGAATTGATTATAGTACAACAAGTCCAGCCATAACGATTAAGGTAGATGACGACTACGACGTTTACTACCTAACATCAAAAAAGAAATCGATATGTGAGATTGATCATGAGCAGTTTATGTTCAGAGGATCACTTTTGCCAGACCTATCAGGCATAGACAGATATGCCTACATATCTTCGTGGGCTGTAGATATAATAGACACATATGAAGCAGATAAGATTATGTTAGAGGACTATGCATATGCTGCGACCGGCCGTGTTTTTAATATAGGAGAGAATACAGGTATATTGAAATATCGGCTACGTAACAAAGCTAATATCGTATTAGTTACGCCCACAGAAGTCAAAAAGTTTGCTACCGGCAAGGGGAATGCCAAGAAGAGCAATATGCTAGAGGCATTTATTAATAAGACATATGTTGATCCTAGAGAGATACTGGATTACCATGGTGAGAACCCTATATCAGATATTGTGGACAGTTATTTTATATGTAATTATAAGGAGGCCATCGATGGCAAAGCGAACAGGCAAGGGCAGAAGAAAGATAGGCTCTAAGAAGAGAAAAGCTAGGAATAAGAATAGAAATAGGCTTAAAGCGAGATAGATTATGGATATTATAAATATTGTAGACATTGAGAGTTTGATATATGTAGGACGTGAATCATTAGAAATGATGTTCTTGACGTTAATGGTCGTCACTGCAATTGTCGTTGACAAGAAGATACTTGCCTCAGCGATGTTAGGATTGCTGTGTGGACTGTTAGGTGGCTTTGCATTAGGTGAGCTGCTACATGATTATGAAGTTCTGATGTATGCTATGTTGAGTGGACTGATGCTCTACTTGTTCTTCACCAGCGCAAATCTACCAGTACATATCAAGGGACATGTTGATGCTATTGCGAATCGCAATAAGACAAACATGGTAGGTTATCTCGTTATATGGTTCATATACTTTCGCGAAAGCATGGAAGTGTTCACATTCATGTTTCAGCGGTATAATAATACGTGGGAAGGGTGGACAGGTGCAGGTCTAGCAGTAATCATTGTTGCCGGCCTCTATAAGTGGTTGGTACAATATAAGGACACTAAGGCTCTATTTACGATAACACGATATGCATTCCTGGCATTTGCAATATGGTTTGGGTATGAAGCACTAGAGCACGCGTGCATACATGCATGTGATCTCGCATTACATAAGGGAGGAGGCTAGAAATGTTACCATCAGGTGGAACTCCAGTTAAGAAATCTTGGAGGGTTGATATTAATTGTATCAGAGAAGA